TCACCGGACGCCCCCGCCGTCCAGCTTGCGGTATGCCTCCCACAGTTGCGCTGCTTCCGGGCACTCCTCAGGACAGGTGGCACAGGCTGCCTGGTGGTCGGTGTACGCCTGGTGCGCTTTCTGCGCGCGGGCGTAGAGGCCGCTGGTGGTAACCCGCTGCATGTGCCCGGGGCCGTGCCCCTCCTGCCACTGCCATTGCGTGTTCACGCGTCCGGCTCCTCGTGCAGCAGGTGGCGGGCTGCGGCGATCATCCGGGCCACGTGCAGCGGGGCGCACAGCACCCCGGCCGATTGCATGGGCACCGACCAGTACGAGGCTTGGCCGTCGTAGCGGTCTGCGTCGAGCCGGGGCACGCCCAGGATGCTTCCGCGCCCCAGGCAGTCGACGTCCACTTCACGCCATTCCTCGACGGCCTGCCGCCACGTGACGGGAACGCTGGCGGGGACGAGGGCGTAGTAGCGGTGGTGGCGCGGATCGCAGATGACCGGGCCGTCGAGCATGTCCTTGAGGAGCGGGTCCACAAGGGCCGGGTCCCACGGCTTGTCGACGAGGGCGAGCACGAGGGGCTCGGGCAGGCGCACCGCCGAGAACAGCGCGCCCAGGTGCAGCATCGCGATGCCGTGGCGCCGCCACTCTGCGCGTGTCCGGTCCCGGTTGCGGCTGGTCGACAGCAGCCAGTGCTCCGCCGCGAGGCGCCGGTCCGAGCAGGGGTGGACGAGTACGCCCGGCTCGGTCTCGATTGGCGGCAGCGCCAGCCGGTGAGAATTGGTGGTCATGCGGTATGCCTCCGCTGGGATCTCGTTCTGCCCAGGCCTAAGGCGAGCGGCGTGTGCACGGGCAGAGGGCTGGGACTGCCGCTGCTCACGACGCTAGGAGTGAGATGTTCTGCACATCCAGTGATGTTCACCGTTGTTCACGTCAGTTGCCAGGATCCGGCCAGACCGAGAGCGCCCTCTTGACTCGTCTCCGCAGGCAAACAACGGTGGTGTACATCCGTGAACAGCACGAGCGTTGGAGGCGGCGATGACACTACGGTTCATCGGGATCGACCCCAATACGGGCACCGGCGAGAGCCCGACGGTGTGGGTCGACGACAGCAAGAAAGAGCTAGTCATCCAGGGATGGAAGCCCGAGGCGGCCCTCGAGGCCGAGTGTGCCGCGTTCGAGGTGCCCGGCCATGCGACGGGGATTCCCGACCACGAGGGCATCGTCCGGGTCCCGTTCCGGATGGTGCCGATCCTGAGGGAGGCGTGCGATGCCGCAGAACGTGCCGAGCTTCGATGAGCTCCTGGACGGCGCGCAGCACACCGCCGTCCACCTCGAGATGCGGGACGCCTACGGAGTGGCCAGCGAGGCTGACGACTTCGCCCACTTCCTGCGCACCGGCGAGCGGGACACTGATCCGGACTCGGCCTACTGGGCGCCGTGGGTGGCGCTGATCAAGCGCACCGTGGCCCGCGGCGTGAGCGTCCGCCGCGCACGCATCGTGTCGGAGCCGGTCAGCGACTACATCCGCTATGAGCACGCAGCCACCCAGGTCAACGTCGACGCCGGTGAGCAAGTCCGCTGGCTCGCGCGCCGGCGGGCGAGCGACATCGCCCTGCCCGGCAACGACTTCTGGCTCATCGACAGCCGGCTGATCCGGTGGAATCACTTCACCGGAGCCGGGGCCTCAGCAGGCGGACAGATCAGCGAGGATCCGGCCGCAGCGAAGCTGTGCGCCGAGGCCTTCGAAGAAGTATGGAACCGCGGCATCCCACACGCGGACTACGAGATCAACTAGCACGGAAGGCGCACGGCCAGCTCATGCCCTACTCCCCGTACTCCTCGGCCCAGGCTGCACGCGAACGCGTCGCGCAGCGGCTGAAGGACCTTCGCGCCGATGCGGGTATCACCGGCACCGAGCTGGCCGTCCGCTGCGGCTGGACCCACCCCAAAACGTCCCGCCTGGAGAACGCCCGTACGCCCCCCACCCCCGACGACATCCGCCGCTGGTGCGCTGCGTGCGGTGCCGGCGACCAAGCGCCAGACTTGATCGCCCAGTCGCGGGACGCCGAGTCGCAGTACGTCGAGTGGCAGCGCAAGGTCCGCTCCGGACTCAAGCGCCTGCAGGACAGCTACGTCGAGCTCTACCAGGCCACGGAACTCTTCCGGATCTACTCGCCCGCACTCGTGCCCGGACTCCTGCAGACCGAGGGATACGCACGTGCCCTTCTGTCCGCCAACGCGCATCTCCTGGACGTCCCCGACGACGCTGAGGCGGCGGCCGCGGCACGCCTCGAGCGCTCGAAGATCATCCATGAGCCGGGGCACCGATTCGTCATGGTGATCGAGGAAGGGGTGCTCTACTACCAGCTGGGCGACTTCGACGCGATGGCCGCGCAGCTCGGCCACCTCCTCACCGTCGGGGCCCTGCCGTCGGTGTCGCTGGGCATCATCCCCACCGCGACCCGGGAGCGGACGCTGTGGCCTCAGGAGCTCTTCCACGTGTACGACGACACCCTCGTCTCCGTAGAGCTGCTGTCCGCGCGCGTACGGGTCACACAGCCCAGCGAGACCGGCCTCTACCTCAAAGCCTTCGAGGAGCTGCGGAGCATGGCCGTGTACGGAGCTGACGCCCGAGCCCTGATCGCCCGGGCGATCGAGTCCCTGCGCTGATTCGGGGCACGACGAAAGCCCCCTGCACCACCCGCGGGAGGGTGGTGCAGGGGGCCTCATGTGTCAGCGGGTGAGGAACTGGACGGCGATACCGGCCGCGGCGCCGAGGACGGCGCCGGCGCCGGTCGCACGCCAGCGTGCTTCCTCGAGGACTCGCACCCGCTGGGTGAGATCTTCGAGCTGTTTGCCGTGATCCTTGAGGGTCGTCTTCACCTCGGAGCGGGTCTCGTTGACCGCGGCCTCGACGGCGCAGAGCTTGTCCCACACCTCCCGGGACCGGATCACCACACCCTGCGGCTCCGGCGGCGTGCTCATCCGCCCTCGCCCGGCTGCTTGTTCGGCACGAACCAGGTCAGGCCTGCCCCGCCGAGCAGCGCTGCCAGGACGCCGAGCAGCTCGCCCGCGGTGAGCGTGCCGTCCTGCAGCGCGGTCGACAGCGAGGCGGTGCCCGCGGCCGCGCCGGCCACGATGGCCTTCCAGGAACCGGAGATCTTCAGCACGGGGTCACTCCTTCACGTCGAAGCCGTGTGCCTTGCCCAGGCGGGTCAGGCTGGCCTTGCCGGGGATGCCGTCGGCGTCGTCGCCGCGGTAGCCGTAGCGGCGCTGCAGGGCGGCGTACGCCTTGACGGTGAGCGTGCCGAAGTGGCCGTCCGCGTACCGCTCATCGAGGAGCCCCTCGTCGACGAGGGCCTTCTCCACGGTCTTGACGCCGGCGTACGAGACGGGCGTTCCGGCCTTGGCCGGGTCGTACTCCGCCGCGGCGATCACCCGAGACAGAGACACCGACGGCCGCGCCGGCGCCTTCTTTCCGGCGGCCCACTCGCGCAGCGCCGCGGTGCTGGCGAAGTCGGCCACGTTCTTGTCGAGCGGCGTCGAGGTGTACTGGTGGAACAGCCACTTGGCCTTGATGCGGGGCTTGCCTGCGGTGACGTAGTCCGCGATCCACAGCCCGTCGCCGGCGTACGAGGTGGTGTCCCGGGTGGTCCAGTAGTCGCGGTTGCAGTAGAGGATCACCTTGTGCGTGGGCCGCAGCTGCTTGACGGTGCGGATGAACAGGTCCTTCTCCGCACAGGAGGCGTGCGTGCCGCTGCCGGTGGTCTCCCAGTCCACCGCCAGGACGTCGCCCTCGACAGACGCACACCGCTCGACGAAGTAGGCGGCCTGGGCCTCGATGTTGCCGGGCCACAGGAAGTGGTAGAAGCCCACCACGCAGCCGGCCGCCCGGGCCCGGGCGGCCTGGGCCTTCTGCTCTGGGTTGACGTACGTGCGGCCCTCGGTGGCCTTGATGAACACGAATGCCAGGCCCTTGGTGTCGAAGTCGTCGTCCTGGTAGGCGGAGACGTCGATGCCCTTCACGTTCATGGCTCAGCCCTGCCTTCCGCCGCTGGTCGCGGCCAGGAGGACGGCGCAGTCCTTCGCCTCGCGCAGCTTGCGCAGGCAGGCGGTGAGTTCCGGGTCGTCGGGCAGCAGCTGCAGGAGCGTGACGGCCAGGTCGTGGAACGGCTGGCTGACCGCCTGCAGCTCGGTGGGCAGGTGCTTGTAGGAGAAGCCGCGGCAGGCCTGCACGGTACTGACGTGGCGTCCGAGGGTGGCATCCATGAGGCCTCCAAGGGCATGAAGAAACCCCGGGCCGGGCGGCGCGGGGCGGGCGGGTAGGGGTGCCGCTTACGCGGGTTCGAGGATCATCCAGGCGACGGTGGAGGTATCGCCTGCGGCGGTCGAGCGGAGCGTGAACGAGGCTCCTGCAGCGCGGGCGAACACGTACGGACTACCGACGGTGCCGCCGGGTGCCTGGACCGTCAGGATGATCCGGCTGTTGTCGGTGACGCTGGTGTTGGCGACGACCACGCTGGTGGTGCCGTTGAGGGTGGCAACACCCATGCGGGCATTGGCGCCTTCGGCGATGGTGATGCCACCGCCGGCGCTGCCGAGCTTGAGGGCGTCGGCGGAGTTGTCGAAGATGTTCCAGGCGCCGTTGGACTGTCCGGCGTCAAGCACGGTGTAGCCGGAGAAGGTGGCGTTGCCCGCGGCCCCCCAGGGCTGGGAGAACTGGTCGACGGGCGCCGCGGTGGTGCCGGTGCGCTCGCCGATGTTCGGTCCGCGGCGCAGGATGGCGTTGCCGCCTCCGTCACTCCAGCCGGCGGTGTCGGCGTGCAGGAAGCCGGAGTCCACGGCCACGTAGGTGTTGCCGGTGAAGCGGGCGCCGTACTGGGGGCTGTTGGTCTGGGTGCCGTCGTCGTCGACGCCGGGGTAGCAGGTGACCATGCCGACGAGGACGGGCACGGTGGCGCCGTCGCAGTTGAGGCCGGCGTAGCCGCCTCCGCCCGCGCCGTTGTTGCGGCCGTCGCGTCGGGTGTGCAGGTTCTCGATCTGGATCGGCGCGTGGCCGGTTGCGTCGACGAGGACGCCGTTGAAGCCGTTGCGGTCCGTGCTGCAGTCGCCGACCAGCATGCCGCCGGAACCGGTGCCGGTGGCCCAGTCGCCGGTGATGTGGATGCCGTTGTTGTCGTTCCACTCCGCCCTGCAGCCGATCATCTGGCTGTTCGCGGCGTTGGCGATCTCGAACCCGTTGGCGCCGCAGCCGATGGCCTGGCAGTCGATGAGGGTGACGTCCGTCATCACCTGCACGGCGAACCCGTGCCAGCCCGCGTTGTCGACCATCACCCGGTGGCAGCGCCACGAATAGGGGAAGAAGCCGGCGTTTTCCGCGGTGTTGATGCCGGCGCCGGTGACCCGGCGGATCGTGACGTCGCGCAGGCCGACGTTCTGCACGTTGCCCACGGCCCGGATTCCATCCATGCCCGGGTCGGTGTAGTCCGACCCGTCGATCATGACGTTCAGGATGCGGTGCTCGGCACTGATCGTCGAGTAGCCGCCCATCGCAGCGTCGAGGAACTTGATGACCGCGTCGCCGACGAAGGTGGACAGCGGCTTGATGTAACACGGCGGGTCAACCAGTCCGACCACGGACATCAGGTTGGTGTGGGTCCCCATGAGGGTGACGGCGGGCGGGATCGTCAGCGGCGCACTGGTGCGGTAGGCGCCGGCGGGCAGGTAGACGACGCCGCCCATCGGGCAGGCGGCGAGCGCGGCCTGGATCGCCGCGGTGTCGTCGGTGACGTTGTCGCCCTTCGCACCGAAGTCGATCACGTTGAGCCAGTCCCGCACGCTGCCGGCGGCCATCTCGGCGTTGCCGTTGCTGTGGGCTTCGATCCAGGCGCGGGAGCTGCCTCCGGCATCCGCCCACATGCCCGTGATCGCGTCGGGGCCGGAGAACCGCGGGATGAATCCCTGCTCGTCGGCGACGACCTGGGTGACCGGGTTGCTGCCGGCGTCGAGGAGGTCGGTGTACTGGCTGCCGCCGGTGGGGGCGTCCCAGAAGGTGATGGTGATGCCGGGGGCGATGCCCCACAGGCCGTCAGACGGCTTGACGACGTAGTCGGCCATGCCGGAGCCGAACTCGAGGCGCGCCATGTCACACCACCCAATCGAGGCCGGAGGCGGGCAGGACGTTGTCGCCGGTGGAGATGGTGGGCTTGTTCGTCAGCCAGATCTGCCCGGCTCGGTCGCTGGCTTTCGAGTAGATGATGAAGCGGCCGATCTCGACGCCGGTGACGTAGCACAGCCCGTACTGGTCGCGGGTCGGGTGCCGGTAGTCGGCGGGGATGAGCACGGGCAGCCGGGACTCATCCGCCGCGGCGAGGGTGCCGGCCTTGCGCTGCCACGAGCCGAGGCGCAGGTGCACGCTGCCGTTGCGCTCCTGCAGCACGCAGTCCACCTCGTTGGTCCATGCGGACAGCGGCGAGTTGACGATGATCTCTCCGGAGTCGGACGACAGGATGCGCCAGGTGCTGCCGGTCCACAGCCGCACGCGGCCGGTGTCGGTCTCGTAGCACATCTCGCCGGAGCGCGGGTTGGGGTTGCGGGTGGTGGATGTGCAGGGCCGGGTGCGGGCGCCGATGTACAGCTCTGCGCGCTGGACGGTGACCGACGATGCCCCGCTCAGCAGGGTCACGGTGGCCAGGGGGATTTCGTAGACGCCCGTGCTGCCTTCGCTGATGTCCAGCTCTGGCAGGCCGGAGCCTGGTGTGCCTTCCTTGACCACCGCGGTGACGTCCCACGTCGACCTGTCCAGCCGCAGGATCACCCAGTCATTGCGGGTTGAGCCGCTCGCGTTGGCGCTGACGGGCAGCGTGCTGTCGGTCGTGCCTGACGTCCAGGCGTGGCCGCGGACCGACGCGGTCTTGCCCGCCTTGATGGTGACGGTGAGGCCGGCGCCGGCCTCGACGACCGGGCCGCTGCCGGGGTTGCCCCATACGCCGTCGTCGGAGAACCGTCCGGCGATCTTCTCGTATTCGGTGTCGTTGACGGCCCGGTCGTTGTGTGCCGGGCTGGGCCAGGAATCCTGCGCCATCCCGCCTCCTATCGTGTTTCGAGCCGGCCGAGCCGGCGGCCGAGCGTGCGGATCACCTTGACCATCTGCGGGTCTGTGGTCGCCTCGGGTGAGCCGACGAGGGTGGTGACGTATTCGCCTGATCCGGGGTCGGCCTGCAGGTGGATGGAGCGGACCAGGTCGGCGACCTCGAGGCCGGTGGGCAGGGCGATGGTGACCTTGTCGCCGAGGCCGAAGTCGCGGCCGGCCTTGAGGAATTCGGTGTCGACGGTGACGGTGGCCAGTTCGATCGGCGCCGCGCCGTCGGCGAGCTCGACGGTGCCGGCGTTGGTGAGCTCGCCGTTGGTGTCGTCGGCCTCGGAGCCGTCGACGTACTTCTCGACGCGCCCCCATGTACTCGCCGCGGTGGTGTCGGCGACCTGGACGAACGTGCGGGTGGTGCTGCCGTCGGTTTCGGTGCCGGCGACCAGGGCGTGCGTGACGGTCGGCATGGACTGCTTGAAGCCGAGGGAGCGCAGGTTTCCCAGGCCCTTGGAGAAGCGGGCGGTGGCGGTCAGGTCGGCGGGCGTGTAGCAGCCGAACTTGATCTGGTTGCCGTCCTGGCGGGTGCGGAAGCCGATGGCTCCGCCGGCCAGGGCGACGCGGCGGCAGGTGTCGAGGAGGGGTTCGAAGCGGGTGCTCACGCTCGTCGACGTGCCCGCCCCCGCCACGGTATCGAGGACGAGGTGGGGGATCTGCCGGTCGGTGCGGGCGCCGGGGCCGCAGTTCTCGTTCACCAGCGTCCGGATGATCGATTCGGCGCCGGTGGCGGCGATGGTGCGGTAGGTGATGCCGTGCTGGGCCGTCCACGCGGCGGCGGGTTCGGGCCAGGTGATGTATCCGGCGACGGCGGCGAGGTCGTCGGAGAAGTTGACGGTGACGCTGCCGGGATCGGGTTCGCTGCTGTCGCCGATGGACCAGGAGTAGTCGGTGGGGACTTCCATCGGGCCGGCCATCCAGATCTGGCCGTCGCGGATGACCAGCAGCCGGTTGCCGGGCTGCAGCTGCGCCATCACGTCCGGGTAGGCGGTCAGCGTGACCGTGCCGGAGCCGGGCTCGTTGAACTTCAGCGTGGCGTCCAGGTCCCGCCATCCGGTGAGCGGGTCGCCCTGGACGGCCAGGTCCTTGTCGGTGATCAGCAGCTGCACGGCCACCCGCGCACCACCCCCTCGGTCAGGCTGTCTCGTAGCGGGGGTTGAAGGTCAGGTCGACCGCGCTGCCGGGGCCGGAGCCGTCCAGCTGGAAGGTGACCGCATTGCTGCCCGGGGCCAGGCCCCACAGCGCGGCCGCGGGCCAGTTGAGTGCCCCGACCCAGTTCGAGCCGTCCTGATACCGCACGGTCGGCGGGTCGGTGGAGATGGTGACCTGCTCGCCGGCCAGCAGGTTGCCGTGCCCGATCTCCGTGGCGTTCGGGTCGACGGTGAAGCTCTCGCCGGTGTCGTTGTTCGTGAACGTGATCAGTGAGGCCGGTCCGGTGATGGTCCACACCGGCCATACCTCGACGTCGCCGGGGTTGGTCACCGTCGTGGAGCCCAGGACCTGCGAGGAGGACACGGTGGGGTAGGGGACGAAGAAGTCGGACAGGGTGCCGGTCTCCCGGTGCACCGTCACCGTCACGGGGTCGACCCAGTACGGGTCCTCGCACCACAGCGTGATCACCGCGGAGTCCGAGGCAATGCCGGTGCCCTGCTTGCCCTGCCCCTCGAAGCCTTCCTGGTAATACACCTTGATGCGCCGGCTGCTGCCGTCTGGGCGGGCGATCTCCAGCACCCCGGGTGTGCGGGTGCCGTCCGGGTTCAGCCGCAGCGTGCGGGTGAAGGCGGAAGCCAGGGCGCGCCACCGCTGGACGAACTCCACGTGTGTGGAGCCGTAGACGTACAGCGGCCACACGATGGCGCGAGGCTGCGGCTGGGCGTGTCTGAGGCGCGCGCCGCCGCGGGGCTGGGCGTCGGTGGTGAGGTCGTATGGGGCGGCGCCCAGGCCGGAGACTCCGTCGGCGAGGGTGAAGTAGCCGGCCTGGTCGTCGGTGAGCCGCCACACCGTGCCGGTGGGGTCGGTGTAGGTGGCGGTGGCGAACCCGATCTCGGGAAGCGGTACCGGCGTTCCGCCTCCGCCGGTGTCGGGCGGAGTGACGACCGGCGCGGTAATGAGCGGCATCTAGCGTGGCCTCCCGACCCTGGCGAGGGCGTCCTGGCGGCGCTGCAGCACCTCCAGGTCGCGGACGGTCATGTCGAGGGTGCGGGGATAGAAGTTGTACGTGTCCCCGCCGTCGGATCCGGAAGTCTGCGCCATGACGGCCTGCCACTGCCGGTCGGTGAGCACGGTCTCCGGCTTGCGGGTGCCGTTGTAGACGGTGGACAGGCCGGGCGGCAGCAGGCCGCCGGAGTCGTAGCCGCCCGGGCGCGTCATGACGTGGATCCAGTTCGATCCGTACCGGTGCATCGCATAGTTGACGCCGGCGTAGATGTTGGCGAGCGGGTCGTAGATGCCGCGGCTGCGGAACTGGCCCGCGTAGGCGTTGAACGTGGAGCCGATGGTCTGCATCAGGCCGCGGGACGGGTCGCCGTTCTTGGCGTTGATGTCCCAGTTGTTGATCGCCTTGGGGTTGCCGCCGGACTCCATGTTGATGCGGGTCAGGACGGCGCCCAGGGCGGATGCCGGGGCGTGCAGCAGGGACAGGACCTGCGAGACGATCGGCGCCCACCGCTTGACGCCAGAGCCTCCGGAGCCGGACGAGAACAGCTTGCCCACGCTGTTCTTGACCAGGTTCTTCAGCCCGTCGATGACCATCTTCGGCAGGCCTGCGGCCATCTTCCCGAACGCGGTGTTGCCGAGGTGGGCCTTGGCCTTGTCCAGGACCGGGTTCAGCAGCTTGGCCGCGGCGCCGAGGGGGTCGGTGAGGAAGTCGGCGGCGGACGAGATCCCGCCGACGATCTTCCCGCCGACCTTCTTGGCGCCGCCGATGATGTCGCCGAGGATCCCGCCGTCCTTCATCAGCTGGCCGCCCGCGGCCTGCCACAGTGCGAGCGCCCTGCCGCGGAACTTCGGGTCGGTGGGGATGACGTACTCGGGGAACGCGGGGTTGCCTTCGCCGACGATCGCCGTGGGCCGGTTGAACACGCCGGGGGTGGCGGCCTGCCCGAACCCGGCGCCGACGGTGCCGCCGGAGGCGAGCATCTTCAGCTTGCCCAGCTGCGGCACGCCCGGGATCCATCCGGTGATCTTCTTCCAGATGGAGACGATGCCCTCGTTCCACACCACCCGGATGACCCAGTTGATCGGGGACTTCGTCGCGTCCTTGATCTTGTTCCAGGCCTTCGAGATGGCGTCCTTGGCGGTGCCGAAGGCGTCACCGACCTTGCGGATGGCGGTCTTCAGGGCATCGAACGCGGGCCGGATCGCCCCGGTCCAGATGCCGGTGATGACGGTCTTGATGCCGTTCCACACGGGCTTGATGACGTTGTCGTACAGCCAGCGGAAGACCGGCCCCAGCGTGTTACGCAGGAACGACACGACCGCGTTGAAGACGACTTTGACGCCGGTCCACCACAGCGAGATCACCGTCTTCACGGCGTTGAACACCGGCTGGACGACGTTGTGGTAGAGCCACTGGAACACCGAGGCGAGCGTGCGGATGCCCGCCTTGAAGGCTTCGAAGACGGGCTTGACCGCGTTCGCCCACAGCCACATCGCCAGGGACGCGATGAGGTGGAACACCGGCTGGATGACGCTGGCCCACAGCCACTGTGCGACGGCGGCCAGCGCCTTGACGGCCAGGATGATCGGCCCGAACACGACGATGGCCAGGACGATCGCCAGGACCTTCCCGGCGGCCGCGATGAACGAGAACACCGGCGACAGGACGTTCGACCACAGCCACGTCGCCGCGGTGGCGATGGCCTTGAGCGCGGTCACGAAAGCGTCGAAGACCGGCTTGAGGACGGTGTTCCACACGAACATGACGGCCGTCTGGATGCCCGCCCAGGCGGCCTGCACGATCGACCGGAACGTCTCCGACTTCTGGTAGGCGATGACCAGGGCGGCGACCAGGGCGACGATCGCGGTGACTACCAGGATGATCGGGTTGGCCTCCATGACCGCGTTGACGACGGCCTGCGCGCCGGCGAACGCGAGGGAGATGCCGCGGGCGACGCGCATGGCGAGGGTGACCGCGCCGATGGCCAGGGCCTCGGCGCCGGCTGCGATCGCCGAGGCCGACATCGCCAGGGCCACGCCGCCCAGGGCGATACCGATCGGGATGAGCCAGGTGCCCATGGACTGCAGCCAGCTCACCACCGCCGTGCCGGCCTGCCACAGTCCCTTCAGGGCGCCGACGATGACGGGGACGACGACGCGTCCGGCGGTCATCAGCGGCGGCAGCACATTGGTGTTGACGAAGGAGCCGAACTGGCTCAGCAGCGGCAGGACCTTGCCGCCGAGGAAGTTGACCAGGCCCTGCTGCAGGGTGCGGGCGAAGGTCTGCAGCTCGTACGAGGGCCCGGAGCGGATGGTGTCGCCCATCTTCTTGGTGGCGCCGGTGAACGTCCCGAGCTTGCCGGTGGCCTTGCTCGGGTCCATCGCGAACAGGGCCTTGCCGAGGTCCTCGGCCTGGGTACCGAACAGCGCGGTGGCGGCCTGGGCCTGCTTGACCGGGTCCTTGATGCCGCGCAGCCGGTCGAGGGTGAGGTCCAGGACCGCGTTGGCGTTCTTGCCGCCCTTGGCGAACTTCGACGCCATGTCGTCGGCGTCCAGGCCCAGCATCTTGAAGCCGCTGGAGGTGGTCTTGGATCCGTCGACGGCCCTGATCGAGAACTCTTTGATCGCGTCGGCAGCCACGTCGGAATCGCGGGCACCGGCCTGGATCGCCTGGTTCAGCAGGCCGATCGCGGTGGATCCGTCGAGGCCGGCCTTGCGGAACTGGGTGCCGTACTCGTTGATCGTGTCGAGGAAGTCGCCGCCCTTGTCCGTGCCGGACTGGAAGCCCTTCGTGATCAGGTCGAAGGCCTGGGTGGCGTTCTTGGCCAGCCCGGTGCGCAGCAGCTGGGAGACGGCGTTGGTGACGCCGCCCAGGTCCTGGCCGAAGACGTTCGCGACGTCGGAGGCCTTGGTCGCGATGGACTGCAGCTGCTTGTTCGTGGTGCCGGGCGGGGCGAGGCCGGCCTGCACCACGTTCTTGATGGCGTCCGCGGCGCTCTCGAAGGTGTCGGAGACGCCGGAGCTGTAGAGCTTGCCGGCCACCTTGCCCTGCGCGGCCGCGACCTTGTTGGTGGTGCCGAGCTGGGCCTGCAGGGTGGAGGTGACGTTGGCCTGGCCGATGGCGTCCTTGATGCCCTTGATCAGGACGGCTCCGGCCGCGGCGCCGGCCACCACCGCGCCCTTGCCGAGCTTGCTGGCGAGGCCGTCTCCGGCCGCGGTGCCGGCCTGCTGGCCCGCGTCGCCGGCGGCGCCGACGAGCTGGCGGCGCAGCGCGGCGTCGACTCCCCGCAGGGAGGGGATGACTTGCAGGACGCCATAGCCGACCACGGACGCCATGCCGCCTCACCGCCTTTCCTTCGCGCGGCAGGCGGCCGTGGGCCGCTGCAGATCAGGTGTCGGTGGAGGCGGGCTCGCCGATGGGGGTGCCGTCCTCGTTCAGGCCGCAGTGCTTAAGCCACGCCTGGAACAGGGGCCGCAGCTTGTACTGGGGTAGGCCGACCTCGCGGAACGGCTCGTACTGGTCGCCGAGCGCGTTACGGAATGCGCCGAGCATGGCGGAGACTTCGCCGTTGCTCGCGGCGTCGAGCAGGTTCCAGCAGTCGAGGTCCTGCATGTGCTGGAAGGTCCAGCGGCGGCCGCCGAAGCGGACCACGAACGGCTTGAGCTCCTCGTCGGGCTCGACGGCGTCGAGGTTGAAGTCGAACGGCGAGTCGTCCGGGCGGCGAGTCGTCCGCTTGGTGGTGGATGCGGGCATGGGCGGGGCCTTTCAAGGTGGGGCCGGCGGTCAGTCCGTCGGCGCGTGTTCGTGGACTTCCAGGCCTGCGGCGCGGGCCGCGGCGATCAGCTCGGCGGCGTGGTCCTGGCCGTCGCCGTGGGCCAGGACGGTGACGCGCTGCCGGTCGGTGACTTCCGGCTGGGTGGTCACCTCGACGCGGCTTGGCAGCCGGGCGCGGGCCTGCTGGGCGACCTGCTCTCCCGCCTGGCCGATGGCGGCCTGCATCTCGGCGCTCTTGAGGACCTCGGCGAGGCCGCGGGAGTTGCGCCGGAAGTTGGTGATCACGGTGTGGTCCTTCCTACCCGGCGGGGGCGGAGTGCGGAGTGCGCGGTGCCGGCGCCGGGGCCGGCGTCGGCCATGCTGGGTCGTCCTTCGGCGGCCGCCCGGGCGAGCTGGGCCTTGATGTGGTCGTGCTTGGCGCGGCGCCGGTGCTGCTTGATGCGGTCGCGGGCGGTCTGCGGCCGTGGCAGAGGTCTCGGCGCACGGCGGGGTTTCTTCGCGACCGTGTTGTGCACGGCGGTGATCAGTTCGCCGAGCCGGTCGGCGATCAGCGTGAGCTTGTCGACCTCCGGCGACCAGCCCTGCAGGGGCGGCGGGCCCGGCTTCGGCTCCGGCAGGCGCGCGGCGAGCTCGTCGTCATCGGCCATCGCCGCCACGGTGTGGGAGTCCGACGGCAGGTGGTCGACGAGGTTGAGCAGCAGCCGCCACCGCCGCTCCCGCCACAGCCGTGCGGTGTCCCAGCCGCGCAGGGCCAGGTCGGCGTCGATGGCCTCGCCGTACCGCTGAAGCAGTGCGACGAGGCGTGCGCTTCCCCCAGGCCGTGGTGGGCCTTCCACGCCTCGACCAGGCGGCGCATCTTCCACACCGGCAGGCTGTGGCGGCGGAAGTCGGCAGCGTGCTCGCCGAGCAGGGTGCGAACGTCGTGCTCGATGTCCGAGCCGAGCCGGGCGATCGCCTGCCACGGCAGGGCGCGGGGGTCGACCAGCTGGTAGCGGCGTCCGGCGGCGGTCACAGTGAACGCGGCTGGCTCACCGTCGCCTTCGCGGTCCAGGGCGTCCAGGTTCAGCGGCATGGGCGGGCCTCCCGGGACTCAGGAGCGGGCCGCGGCGCGCCGCTTACGGGCGGGTGTCTCGGCCTCGGCGGGCTCCTCGGCCGGCTCCTCGGCGGCTTGCGGCTGGGGGCGGGTGGCGGGCGCGTAGCGGGCCTCGCGGGCCTCCTGCTCCGCCAGCCGCTCGGCCTGGTAGTCCTTGGCGCGCTCGAGGTGCTCGCGCGCCACGTCGTCGGTGTCGGCGAGCGCGGCGAGCTCGGCGTACGGGCGCCAGCCGGCCGCGCGCAGCCGCTCGGCGACCTGCGGCGAGGCGACCTGCTGCAGGGCGCCGGCCTGCGAGACGTAGGTGGTGGGCTCCATGTCCCCTCCTGTCGGATGGTTGGGCGGGTCGGGGCAAGACCGCGGCGGCCGCTGCCCGCCCGGTAGCGGCCGCCGCGGCGATCAGAACCCCATCGAGGTGAGCAGGGCCTCCCAGCCCGGGCCGCCGAAGTAGAACCGCTCCGAGTAGCCGAGCGTGGAGTCCATGTAGCCGGTGAGGGTGACGTCCCACGCGGTGGGGTCGTCCCCGTTGCTGAAGGCCTGGTCTCCCTTGTCGGAGACGCTCGCGCGGGGCAGGAAGCGGGCCATGTAGATCTCGCCGGCGTCCGACAGGTCCACGCCGATCGTGAGGACTCGCCAGAACCGCAGCGGCGGCCGGTCCGGCTTGGACACGGCGACCTCGCCGGAGGTGGGGTCGGGCACCACGGCGCTCATGTCGACGCCGGTGTAGAGGCCGATGGTCTGCTTGTTGGTCTCCTGCAGCACGCACTGCAGCGTGGTCACGTCGGAGGTGATGTCGCGGCGGGTGGGCTCGACCGCGCCCCAGGAGGTGACGTCGGATGTGGAGACGTCGGAGGAGAACTGGGCGCCGTCGTCCGACATCCAGCCGACGTCGTTGTAGCCGGCGGGCAGGGCGAGCAGGGCCTTGTCCGCGCCGGTGAGCGTGCTGATGGCCGACGAGGTGATCGGCGCGATGAACGTCGAGCCTTCCAGCTGCTTGCGGATGAGCTCGTTCTGGTGCTTCTTGAGTGTCTCCCACGCGGGCATGCCCGTCTCCTTCACTGTGCGGGGACTCGTCAGGGGCAGAGCCCCGCAGACGGGCGGGGCCGAAGGGCGGGCGGGCCACAGAGCTTGGGTCAGGTCAGGCGCCGCAGGCTGAGCCGGTAGGTGGCCAGCACGCCGCGCAGGCGGGTGTTGTCGAGGAGGACGCCGCGCAGCCCGACCTCGGTGACGGCCCGGTCGACGACGCCGACACCGGCCACGTGCAGGGGGCCGGACAGCAGCCGCTGCTGGATGGCCCGGGCCACCTGCCAGGCCTGGGCGCGGGTGGCGGCCGCGGTCTCGACGTCGACGAGCGCGGAATCGGTACGCCGGTCGTCGGTGCCGCCGGCGCGGCGCACGCGCGTGAACGGCAGCTCGTCGTCGAGGTCAGCGGAGTAGACAGTGCCGGTGGTACTGAGATCGGCGAGCGCCTGCACCAGGAGGTCTTCGACGTCGGGGAACGGGGCCAGATCCGCCACAGGTGCCTCCCCTCAGCCGGTGACGCGGCGCAGCCGCACCTCGATGTGGTGGGTGACGCCGGTCCGGGTGTCGAAGGGTTGCGGCTCGCCGTCGACCTCGTAGACCAGGCCGCGGAAGCGGATCTGGTCGGTGGGGCGCAGGTCGGTGTCCGGCGGCAGGAAGCACGTCCAGGAGGCCTCGACGGTGTCCCGGTCGTCGGTGCGCTCGCTGGTCTGGACGGGTTGCATGAACGCGCCGGTCACCTCGGTCTCGGCCGGGTCGCCGCCCACCGGATCCCCGAAGGCATCGTTGCCGGGCGGGCGCAGGACGGTGACCGTGTGGGCGCCGAGCTTGACGATCATCCGGCCTCCACCGCGATCGTGCCGGTATGGCGCGGGCCGTAGCGGCGCAGGTCGTCCTTGTCCTCCTGCGTCATCACGACGGAGGCGCCGACGGAACTGGCGCCCTGCTGCAGCTGGTAGCTGTAGGCGCCGATCCGCTCCCCTGCCATGCCGGGAGTCATGGACGGGGATAGCAGTGTGCGCAGCACCATCGCGCACACCGTGGTGACCACGATCTCCGGCGCCGTGGCGTCGCCGTGGTCGTAGGTCACTTGATAGGTGTCCGGCGCCATACGGTCCCGCCAGGCCGGGGCGGTGAAGTCCGCCGACCAGGTCGCGTACGTCAGGTCGACCTTGTCGCGGCCGTCCCAGGACCAGCCGGACATGGCCGCCGTGGCCACCCCGTCCGGGGCCACCGCTGCGATGGAGGTGACCGCGGTGACCGGGCGCTGCGGCAGCCGCAGCAGCACCCCGACCGGCCGCAGCACGATCACGTCGCCGGCCACCGCGGTGAAGATCTGCCCGGTGTGGTTGCGCACCTTCGCCGAGGCGTCCTTCAGCAGTGCCGGAGCCCGGGTGGCCTCGTCGACGGTGAGCGGGCGGCCCAGCCGGTCGACGAGGTCCTGCGTGGTGGCCAGGTCCGCCATCGGGTCACCCCCCGTACTGCTCGATCAGCTGATCCTTGGTCAGCTGGCTGTGGTCGCCCGGGTCCTGCGTGTCGGCGTAGGCGACCCAGTCGGCCTTCGGCGCGCCCTTCGGCGGCAGCTCGGCGGCCGGCGTCGTCGGCGTCGCGGGTGTTTCCGGGCTCGGCGCCGGCGGCGGGTGCTCCGTCTGCCCGTCGTTGACGGGCGCGCCGTCACCTTCGCCGCCGTCGGCCTGGTCCTCGTCGGCGGCCCGTACGCCCTCGGGGCCGTAGGCGAGGACGGCGGCCGCGGTCTCGTCGTCGACGTCGGCCACGCCGTTGACGAACTTGACCTTGAAGGAGGGCAGCTGCAGCTGCGGGTACTTCTCGCTGATCAGACGAATCATGGAGTGCCTCACGTCAGGTTGGTGATCTTGCCGTGGGCCTTCTCGTTGCCGTACTTCAGGCCGACCTCGCCGTAGATCTGCGAGCGCTGGGCGGCGCCCTGGGTGGCGAGCGGCTCGACGAACAGGAAGCCCTTGTCGGGGACGAGCAGGAACCGCGGTGCGCACTCCTCGAGGGAGACGACCGCGACCTGGTCCCCGGGCATGTAGCGGTTGAGCATCACGTTCAGCTCACCGAAGTCGGTGATGATCGTGGTCACCCGCACGCCGCCGACGGTGCGGGAGGTCTCCTGGTAGTTCTTGTCCGTCACGAAGATCTTCGTGAGGTTCCGCTTCTGGGTGCCTGCGCACATCAGCGTCGCCGTCTCGGACTCCTGGATGCCGCCGCTCTCCCACACCGACTGCAGCAGGTCGAGGACCATGTCCTCGGTGAGCGCCGTCGTGGCGGCGTCGACCACGTTGCTGGTGATCGCGGACAGGATGCCGCGGGTCTTGCGCGGGGTGGCGTTCGTCGCCGGGTTCTGGAACGTCCCGGTGATGAACGACTTCTCCACGTCCCGGGCGATCTGGATCAGCGCCTGGCGGATCTGCCACTGGTACTCGTCCATGACCGGGTTGACGCCGGCGATGCCGACGGAGCCCGGGTTGGTGGAGCCGGTGGAGTTGAACTGCCCGGTCGCGGCGAGCTTGGTGTAGCTCACCTCGATCGCCTCCTGGTGGATCTCCACCACGTTGGAGACGTTGAAGCGCACCCGCGCCTCAGCGTTCGGCGCGTTCGCGCCCTCGACGCGCTGTCGGTCGTCGGCGGCGTCGCGCAGGTCGTAGCCCTGCCACTGGAACAGGGTGGAGGTGACGGCCTCCCCGCCGGACAGGCCTCCGATGGAGGACAGGAACGGCGTGTCCATCGGGGACTGAGCGAAGAGATCGCCGACGTAGTTCGGCAGGTTGAACGTGGTCCCCTGCCCCGTGATACCAGCCACAACGGGCTCCTTTCTGGCAGGGGATCCCCTGCCGCTACTGGTTCGGGTTGGCCAGCTGCATCAGCTGCTGGGCCTTGAGGGCCTGCGCCTCGCCCCACTTGCCTTCCTTCTCCAGCGCAGCGATCTGCTGCTGCAGAGTCGGATTCGGCGGGTTCGGCGCGCCGCCCGGGCGCAGTTGCTCGACGGGCTTTCGGCCGCTGCCCTTCTTGCCTGCTCCATCGCCATTGGCGCCGAAGGAGGCCAGGAGTTCGTCGGCGTCCGCCTCGAGCTCTTGCTTGGTGGTACCGACCAGCCGCTTGGCCTGGGCGTCGGTGAGGCCCTTGGCGGCGGCGACCTCGAGGCGCAGCGCCTTCTGCTCGGCGTCGGCCGCACGTTTTTCGGCCGCGGTGAGCTTCTCGCTGAGCTTCTCGGTCTCGGTCTTCTTGGAGTCCTCGAGCTCCTTCGCCTTCGCGGCGAGCGGCTCCAGGTCCTTGAGTCGGGCCTCGAGCTCCTTGCGCTGCCGCTCGGCCTCGCGCCGAGCCGCGCGCTCCTCGTCGAGCGCCTTCTTTCCTGCGTCGCCGAGCTCACTACCACCAGCGGACGCGGGCGGCGTGGGCGGTGCGGGCGGGGCGGTGGTGGTGCCGTCCGTCGCGGGCGGCGTCGTGGTGGTGCCGTCTCCGTCAGCCATCGCGGCCGACCTCTCTTCTCGTGGTGGTGCGCGCCATCGCGGCGCGCTCCCCGCGGGGCGCGGGGAAACTCAGGGGGCGGCTGCGCCTTGGCGCTGGCCGATGACGTGCTGTCGCCAGGCCTCGATGGCGGCCTTGCCGGAATGGCCGGACGTGGCCTGGGACCACTGCTCGGACAGCCGCCGCACTTCCGGCGGTTCCGGCTCGTGCCGGTACAGCAGCTCGGGCTTGCAGCTGCAGCGGTCGTGCGACTGGAAGCGCGCGGTCTCCTTGGAGTAGACGGCGCCGCGGCCGATCAGCATCAGGCAGAACGGGCAGGGCGAGGAGCGGCCGGCCACGCGCCGCCAGCCCTCGACCTCGCCGCGCTCGGCGAAGGTGCGCATGGTGGTCTGCCGGTCGCCCTCGAGGACCAGGCGGGTGGCGGCGCCCTGCAGCTGGCTGGCCATCACGCGGGCGGCGGCCGTCTCGTTGCCGGAGATGGCCATCTGCGTCTTGAAGGCCACCGGGCCGGACACGCGCAGCGCCGTAGCGATCTGTTCGGGATCGGGCTCGATGACCACGGGGGCCAGGGCCACGCCCTCGAGCGCGGCGTGCTGCTGCAGGTAGCCGCGGGCGAGTCGGGCGAGGGCGGACTGTCCGGTGAGAATCTCCTGTTGGACCTGCGGCGAGATCTTCTCCCACCAGTCGTCGATGTTGGCGACGTCGGCGCGCATCGCGGTGATACGCAGCCGGCGGGCGATGAGCTCAGCGACGTTGAGGACCTGCTGCTGGAACTGGCGCGTTAGGGCCTGGGCCTGCGGGCTGGGCACGCGGCGTCTCCTCTCCCGGAACCGTCACGGCGGCTGGCACCTCGGGGGCTCCTGCAGCGGGGGCCTGCGGCTCGGCGCCGGGCACCGGCGGGGCGTCGGCGCCGGGTGGCTGTCCAGCGAGGAGCTGGTTGATGTCACCGAGGCTGTCGCGGTCCTCGGCGAGCGCCTCCCACAGCTTGATGTCGGTCTCCGTGACGCCGGGGATCTTCTCCCACAGCGCCCGGGGCGGGACGTCGAGGAGCTGGGCGAGCTTGCCGAGGGCGTCGGCGACCTGTGCCAGCGAGCGTGGCGTGGTGTCGCGCCAGACGACCTGTGCGGAGGTGTCCTGCCACGTCTTGTCGTCGCCCATGGCCTTGCCGCCCAGGCGCAGCATCTGCTCGGCGGACTCGCCGAAGGCCGTCTTGTGCTCGCCGATGTCGAGCTGGTGGCCGCCCTCGAGGGCGGCGAGCGCCTCGGCGGAGATGTTGGAGACGGCGTTGCCGACGACGAGGTTGTGCGGCGGGATCTGCCGGGCGGCCGCCACGTACAGCAGGGTCTTGTCGCGGCTGTTGAGGTAGCCGTCGAGGCTGGTCTCGGCGAAGTCGCCGAACTTCGTGTCCGGCGAATCGGACTGCCATACGCGGTTCACGGCGGAGTTGAACGGCTCGCGCGGGTTGCCGTCTGCGTCCTCGTCGATCGCCATGCCGGTGACCCAGCGCTGCCGGAATGCGGCGTACTGCTGGGCCATCAGCAGCCCGAACGTGGTCTGGTTCAGCTGCCGTTGGGCCGGAAGCATCGGGTAGACGATGCCCTGCGGGCCGTCGTCGAGGTCGTCGTAGGACTCCAGGAACCGCACCACGGGGCACACCCCGAGGCCGTGTTCGCTCACCTGGACCTGGTCGGTGCTGATCGCGAGGCCCTCGAAGGGCAGCGGGTCGGCGTACTCGCGGTTCATCTGCGGCTGCACTAGCGAGGCCGGCACGTCGACGGCGTAGGCGAAGGTGTCGTCGTACACGGTGATCGTGACGACCATCTCCGTCGATGACGTCGAGTCCAGCGCGGGGCGCGGGATGTCGACGCCGAGGGCGTACTGCGGCCACTCGTCGTTGATCGGGTCGTCGTACAGGGCGGTCATGCGCCGTGGCGAGTACGGCGTGATCACTGCCGGGGGCTGCGGGTCGTCGCCGGGCAGGACCAGGGCGTACGACAGGCCGTATTCGAGGGATGCCCGGTACAGGCCGGACTGGCGGGCGTCCATCCGGTTGGCCTGCCAGACCTGGTCCCAGACGGGGCTGTTGTCGGTGGCGTCGGCGGGCCGGTAGCCGTCGATGAACAGGCCCTGCGCCACGGCCTTCACGAGGAGCGGCAGGATGTTGAAGCGGGCCTGGTCGACGAGCTTGCGGTATTCGGCTGTCGCGGACTTCGGCACGTAGATGTCGCACACGCGGTTCTTCAGGTACTCGTGCACCTCGGTGAGACGTCCGGCCTCGGCCCGACGCCCGATCAGCAGCCACTGCACCACCTTGGTCAGCTTCGCGGCGTCCATCGGCTGAGCCATTACGCCCCCTCTCGTTCGCGCAGCAGCGCGGCCACCGTGAGCCAGGAGTCGGCCAGGCCCTCGAGGCGCTCCATCAGCGCCAGGTTCGTCTCGCTCTCCGCGTGTTGCAGCAGCCGTACCGCGTTGCCGATCGCCTCCTCGGAGGTCATCGGCTCACCCCCATCCGACGACGCGACCGGGCCGCTTCTTGGGTCCGGCGTTGTACTTGGCCCAGGCCGGGGAGGCCAGCAGCAGCCGGCGCGCGAGCCGGGCGCCGATCGCGCAGACCGCGAGGTCGATCTTGTGCGGTGACTCGCGGCTCTCCTTGGAGATGGACACGCCGTACTTGTTGGGCCGTCGGCGGGAGTTGAGGATGTGGCGCTGCAGGCGGGAGTCGCCGTCGTGGGTGACGTCCCGCTCGCGGATGTCGATTTCCATGCGTTCGCAGGCCTGCGTGAAGTCCCGCAGGTGCCCGCGCATGTCCCACGCAACGGGGTGCGCGGCGCGGCCGACCGTGGCCTCGATGAGCAGCTGCTCGCCGAAGTCACGGGCCCAGTCGTCGATGTAGGACTCGAAGTCCTTGACGTCGCCGAAGAACGCCAGCACGGTACGCCGCTCGAACGTGGCCCGGACGACACGGTCGACGTCCTGCTTGTCCACGCGCCAGCCCTCTCCGGCCTTGCCGGGCGGCTTTTCCCAGCAGCCGAGCACGAACACGTGGCCGTCCGAGACGCGGCAGCCGACCAGGGCGGTGGCGTCGTCGGAGGTGGAGCCGTCGAAGAACATCACAATCGGATCGTCGTCGGCGACGATGCGGGCCGCGTCGCTGCAGGCGGACCAGTCCGGGTGCGTGGTCCATGCGTCGCGGGCGGCGGTGGGCTGGTTGAAGAAGTACCGGCGGGACTCCTCCGGGTCCTTCTCCACGTTCCAGAACTCCGCCTCGACGATGCCGCGCAGGTCCAGGGCGTCTGCAAACGGTCCGTACACCTCGGTCAGCGCGGCCACCATGGCGTCAAGATCGGTCAGGTCGACCTCGGCCGGGGCTTCGCGGTGGTCCCACATCAGCCGGCGCTCGCGCACCTTGCCCTCGGCGATCATCTTGGCCCGTTCGTGGAGGCGCTCCATGACGCTGTCCTCGCCGGGCTGGTACATCGTCGACGTCAGCAGCGCCCACGGGGCGGCCTCGCGCCGCTTGCGCAGGTTGCGGTCGACGGTGCGGTACATCTGCCGCAGCTCCGGCAGCACGTACAGGTGCGGCTCGTCGAAGACCGCGAGGGTCTCCTTACCGCCGTCGCGTGACGCGGCGGCCGCGGTCGACGGGCGGATCTCCCCGCCGTGCGGCAGGAACACGCGCGTGATGCCGGCCGTGCCGGAGGGCAGGCCCTCGGCGAGCGGGCCGTGCTCGAGGTTGTAGTTGATGTTGTCGTAGGTGTTGCCGGTCTGGCTCTCCTCGGTGGCCAGGCAGCGGATGAACGGGTACGTCACCGTGCGGCCCATGGGCTCGCCCGGCTCGTACTCGTAGACGAAGTCCCGCCACCGGTACTTCTCCCCGCCGGTGGCCCAGCCGGCGAACCGTACGGGGGCGAAGGCCTCGGCGAGCGCGACGAATCCGGCGAGCTCGCTCTTGGCTCGGCCCTTGGCGCGGGAGATCGCGACGGTGTCGTACAGGCGCCGGCCGGTCTCGTCGTGCGTGTAGCAGTCGAGGATCAGGCCGGCGAACTCGTCGTCGAGGGGCAACGCGTCGCCGTGGCGCGGGTGCAGGGCGATGCCCTGGACGTCGCCGGGGCCGTGGACGCAGAACCATTCGATCCAGGCCAGCACCACCCCGAGCGAGCGGGTGCGGGTGTGCTCGGGGTGCCGGACCAGTTCACGAGGCATCGGTCAGCCTGCGCCGGCGCGACGTCAGGTCGGCCACGCCCTGCGGCGGTGCGGCGGCCGCGGCCTGGGCGGTGCTGCCGTCGTCGACGATCGTCCAGCGCAGCGCGGCCAGTCCCTTCGGGGTGAGGCCGAGGCGGTCGTCGAGCTCGCGCATCTCGCGGCAGATCGCCAGCTTCCCGGTGGCGAGCGCGGCGAGCTGCTGCAGCAGGCCGCGCAGCTCGGCGGCGCCCTCGGCGTGGGCGTCGAGAAGCTCGGACAGCTCGAGGGAGTTGACCGTGCCGATCGCGGCGAGGTCGTCCTCGAGGGACGCGCGGCGGGCGACCATCACCTCATGGCCGGGGGCCCAGGCGCAGGCCTGCGGCGTGGACCAGGCCCACTTCCACCAGGCGCGGCCGACCTTGCCGAGCTTGGCCCAGGACGGCGGCCGCGGCGTGGTGCCGGTGCGGCCGCCGACGGGGAGCTTCGTGGTCGGGACGGTGGGCGCGTTGCGGCGCCGCTTGTTCTCGGCGGGGAGCGGCCCGGGCATCGGCTCACCCCCTCACAGCAGGTCGGCGAGGACCTCGCTCAGGTCGGCCAGCTCGAGCGGAGCGTCGGCGTAGCGGTGGCCGAGGGCGATGTACCGCCCGTCGCTGTAGGCCTCGATCGCGGCGCCGTCCTGGCGGCGGATGCGGCGGCCGCGGGCGAGGCGGCCGCGCCCCCAGATGTGCAGCCCGGTACCCGAGGGCGAGACCTCGGCGTAGGTGGGCGGGCAGGCGGCCAGGATGCGCGCGGCCCACGGCGCCAGCCGGCCGCCGCTCAGGCAGTGGTCGAGGTCCAGGACCACGATGTCGTCACCGTCGGCCAGGACGTAGCCGAGGCCTGCGCCGTGCGGCGAGGCGGCGGCTGCGGCGTGCGTGGTCCACGTCGCCGGGTCGGTCGACGAGGCCGGCCGTCCGGTGTCGGCGCGCAGCGGGACCTTGTCCGCGCTGCGGCGTACCCAGCGGTCGCGGCCGCGTATCTCGGCCGGAACGGCGCGGCGGGCGCGGTGGCTGGCCACCCTGCAGCGGGTGCTGCAGAACCGCTGAGGCCGGCCGATGCCGGCGCGCCGGAGCTCGCCGCCGCAGTGCTCGCATGCCGTCAGGATCATGTTCCCAGTCTACCGCACCTGTAACGAAATGGCAGGCTGACCAGCAAGGATGCTGAGCGCCTGGTGGGGTGAGGGGCTGTGTGACGCTGTGCCGCCAGGGGGGCCGGATCACCCCGGCGCCTCGGCGGCCGGCCGCGTGCGTCCCCGCCAGGGGCGAGGAGGGCCTGGTGTGCGGAACCCGTACGCATCGCGGCTTGCTATGCCGCTCCGCGTGCCAGGCGGGCCGGGGACGGGGGTCACCCCCCACCCCTGGCCGGGCCTGGCCGGTCAGAACGGAGGGACGTCCCCGCGATCGGGCCTCGGCGTGCGTGGCTGCGTGCTGATCAGTCCGGGATGCGCTTCGGCCGGCCTGCGCCTGCTGGGCAGTGGACCGCGGGCAGCACGGGCCTGCAGGGCTGTGCGCTTGCGGTGGTGATAGCCGCACAGGGAGCGGAGGTTGCCCGGGCTGTGGTCCTCGGGGTCGCCGATGTGGTCGACGTCGGTGGCCGGCTCGGTGCAGCGCTCGCCGTCGTCGATCCATGTGCACTGGCCGTCGTCGCGTTCGAGGATGCCGAGGCGGATCCGCTTCCAGCCGGTGGGGCGTGGCGCCGTGCGCCAGCTGGTGGCGGCTTCCTTCCAGTGGCCATCCATGACGGTCAGGGTTCGAAGGCCATGAGCTTGAGCTGGGTGCTGTCGACGTCGACGGGCGTGCTGCTGCCGTAGAGGGCGGTGGGCAGGGAGCCGAACGTGCGGGTGGTGGCGGCGGGGATGGAGACGACGGTGTCGGCAACGGCCTTGCCGCCCACGGTGATCGGGGTGACGAGAGTGAGGTTGTGCGCGGCTCCGGCGTCGGCGTTGCGCACCCGCAGTACGGTGCGGCCGGTGTTGGGCAGGGAGTGTCCGTTGACGGTGTCGCCGTCGGTCTCGGCCGGGTCGGCGCTGCCGGCGTCGGACAGCTTGGTCACGGGGATGGAGGCGCGGGCCATGGTGGTGTTCTCCCGGTCAGTGGGTGCTGATGCCGACGAGGCGCAGGGCGCGGTCGCGGGTGGCGAGCTCGGCGCGGGCGAGGTCGGGCAGGGCGTAGAGGGGGCGGCCGTGGTCGTCGAGGCCGGCCACGCGTAGGTGGCCGCGGGTGACCCAGTTGCAGATGGCGGGGCGGGTGACGGCGGCCGCGGTGGCGCTGAGGGCGCGGCGCCACTGGGTGGCGAGCTCGGCGGCCTGGGTGCCGGTGTAGAGCTGGCCGTGCATGTCACCTCCGCTGGACGCGCGGCAGCCCCGGTCCTGGGTGGTCCGGGGCTGCGATCGTCTATGGGCACACGTGTGCTACTGGCACCATGTTCACGCTACGTGCCGATCTTGTCCAGCGGTGATTCCGGTGCGTCGTCGCCGGTCTGGTGGGCGCGCAGGAAGGCGGCGGCGTGTTCGTCGTACGCGTCGGGGTCGATCTGGTGGCCGCAGCTGGTGCAGGTGATCTCCCACTGGCCGTCGGTGCGGACGAGGGCGAACGCGTCGCACTCGGGGCATGGTGCGCCCTGGGGGTGGCGGCGCGGGGTGGCGTGGGTGAGGCTGCGGACGGTGGCGACGAGGTCGCCGAGCTGGCGGTGCATGTCGGCGGCGATCGGGAGCGTGAGCGTGAACGGCAGGTACGCCAGGAGCCACACGCACCAGCCGGTGATGGTCTCGCCGCGCAGGGGCCACGCCTGCTCGCAGGGCTGGGTGCGGGCGACGCCGTACGCGTCGCGGGCCGCGGCCGGGTACTGGTAGGCGATGTGGCCGGCCCAGGCGCCGAGGACGGCCGTGATCGGCGCGGTGCCGTCGTCGTCAGTGCCGGGTACGGGGTCGTAGCGGCCAGGGCCGAGCAGGACCAGGACGCGAAGGTCGACCGGCACGGGCGAGTGTGCGCGGCCGGTGCCGCCGAGGCGGCCCTCGGCGGGGCGTCCGGCGGCCGCGACGAACTGTTCGAGGAGCAGGGCCTGGCGGGGGAGCTCGGCGAGCCAGCCGCGGAGCTCGCCGGCGTGGAGCTGGCACAGGTGCTGCCCGTCCGGGGCGGGGCGCGGGCAGAGTGGGCACGCGGTCATCGCTGGAGACTCTGCAGGCGGCCGAAGACGGCGTCGATGTCGTCCGGGGTGAGCTGGTCGAGCTCGCCGAGGGCGTAGCGCAGGCGGACATCGATCTGCGCGGCGATGGCGGCCTCGGTCCAGGGGGCGGCCATCTGGCGGGCCTGGTCGGGGTCGAGTTCGCCCTTCATCGAGCCGCGGGCGATGTGCACCCATGGCTTGCCGGTCTTGGCGCCGGCGGCGGCCGCCATGAGGTCGCGGGCGGTGTTCAGGACGACGTCGGGCTGCAGCAGGGCCTCGACGGTGCCCCACCGAAGCAGGCACGCGGCCTTGCCCGTGGCGGGGTCGACGGTGGAACGGATGTGGGCGGTGCTCACTGGCCGGCCTCGTTCCTGCCGCAGGTGTGCTCGCGGCCGTCGGTGGTGAAGCCGGCCTCACAGCAGTCGCGCTTTTGCCGGCTCAGTTGTTCGAGCGCGGCGTGTGAGGCGAGGGTGTGGCTGTTGACCTCCTGCAGGAAGTCGTCGAGGGCAGTCTTGCCTTCCTCGTGGGCGATCTGGGCTTGCACGGCGCCGATGAGCTCGGCGAGGACGCAGCGCGATACGAGGGCGTCGAAGCGTTGTTCGGGACTGCCCTTGGGGACGCGCTTGCCGAAGATGGCGAGGAACACGGCGGCCTGGCCGTGTTCGCACCGGGTGTCGTGGTCGATGCGCGCGCCGGTGTGGCTGGCGATCGTCAGGTTGCGGGGGCGGATGTGCCGGAACTGCTTGGCCATGATCATTCTTTCCGGCCGGTGGGGACCAGCCATGGTTACTGGATAGTAATGCTGGGTCTCGCGCGCGCACGCGCGCCTGCGTTCCGCGCGCGCGATCGCAGGCGCGCGCGAGGCATCACTCCTTCGGGAGTCTGGGTGGGCGGACGAGGCGGTAGAGGCGGCCGAGGCCGGCGATCGAGGCGAGGATCAGGACCGTCGCCGCGGCGACGGCGAGGATCACCCAGCCGAAGGCGGCCCAGACGAGGACGCCGAGGGTCTGCAGGGCTTCGCTGATCAGTTCGCCGGTGCTCATGGGCGGGTCTCGTTCCGGGGGCAGGTGGGTTCGTGGTCGGTGCCGGCGGAGGTCCACCAGCGTTCGCAGCAGGCATCGTTGAGGGCGATGGCGGCGGCGTCCTGGCAGCGGCAGCCGGGTGCCGGCCGTTCGGTGGGCGCGCGACGGAGAGCGAGGGTGTAGCCGGTGGCGAGGGCTAGGACGACGAAGAGCACGACGACGAAGACGGGAATGGTGATCACGTACCGCCTCCGAAGATCGCGTCGAACACGTCGTCGGCGCGGGCGTGGGCCTGGCGGATGCGGCGGTCGGTGTGGTGGGCGCCGGCGATGCAGTCGGGTACGTCGCAGGTGCGCCGGAGTCGGCCCTCGGGTTCGCGGCCGTGGTGCTTTGTGAAGGCGACGGCCCGGGCGTTGTGCTTGCGGCCGTCGGCGATGAGGTCGACGCCGCGGCGGCTGCGGGGGCCGGTCCAGATCAGGTGGTCGCCCGTGGTGCTGGGCAGGGCGTACAGGGTGAACGCGTCGTCGATGCTGCGGCGCCGGCTGGCATGGTGGTCGCGGTCGGGCAAGGGGATCTTGTGGAGCCTGCGCAGCTCGGCCACGCGGTTCCGGTTGAACCGGAATCGTTTGTAGATCTCGGCATAGCTGGCGCCGGCGCGGAGCATGGCGAGGACCTCGCGCTCGATGGCGTCGAGCTCGGCGCGGGTGCGCTTGGCCCGCCCTGGGGGGACAGGGATGTCCAGCGCGGCGCGGGTCTGCTTGATCACTGCGCCACCCACGCCGAGCTGCCGCTTGATCTCGGCGTAGGTGGCGCCGGCGCGCAGGAGCTCGGCGACGTCGGCGCGGACCTTCATCGCTGCCACCTCACGAGGCGTACGCCCTGGCGGCCGCGGGGCATCGGCGGCCGCGGCGTGCGGGGCGCGGGTGCGGGGCAGGTGGCGGCGTGGGGCATGTGCAGGTTCTCGCCGGCCTCGGGGGTGGGGCGCTCGCGGGTGAGCTGGCGTACGAGCCAGCGGCCGGTGTGGTCCTGGCGCACGGCGGAGTTGCCGTCGGGGTTGCGGTCGGCGTCGATCATCTGGGCGCGCTGGTTGACGGTGACGCACCAGATCACCGGGGCGTGGCATCTCGGGCAGCGGTCGGGCCCGTTGGGGGCGGGCGGGCGCGGTGTCGGGTAGGGCATCGCAGGACGGGTCCTCTCGTCGGTCAGGTGCCGGTGGGGTCGGGCAGGTAGGCGGCGTGGTCGCCGGTCCACCGGTCGCGGTAGACGCGGGCCGCGGCGTCGGGGCGTTCGTGGGCGACGAGGGCACGCCACGGCACACGCGGCGGCCCGAACGGCTGTGCGGCCGTCTCGCGGCCTGGGAGAGCGCGATCCGGCTCGGCGTACGCCGGAGCGTGCGCCGGGCTGGCAGCGGGGCGGGCAGGCGGCGGGACGGACATCAGCAGCGGCGGCTGCCGGTCACCCGCGGCGGGCGTCCGTCCGCGGGCACGGGTGCCGGGCGACGACTCGGGCACGGCGTGAAGGGGCGGCGGCCCGGGCGGCGGTGACGGATCGTGAGCCCGCTCATGGGAGTCGTCGCCCCGCGCGTCCCGCACCTGAGGTACTACAGCAACCATCTCGTGGGGTTGATCATGGGTACCCCTGGTTGTATTGGGGGAACCGTCACCCGTTCTCAACGGGGAACCGTCACCCGTTCTCCAACGGGGAACCGTCACCCGTTCTTGACTCGCGGTAACACCCGCGGAGTTGGGGGAACCGTCACCCGTTCTCGTCCCGCAGGCCGAAGCCTCGACCACGTCGAGAACGGGTGACGCCTCCCCGTTCCCGGCGCCCCGGGCGGCGGTGTGCGGGTCGACCGCCCTCGGGGTTTCGTCACCGACAGTAAGCACCGACAGGGCCGCCTCCCACCGGGGCGTCCACGCCGGAACCAGCAAGACGTACACAGTGGTGCGGCCGCGCTGCGGTGCCTGCTCCGTGGTCAGCACACCGGCGGCGATCGCGGCCGCCAGGTAGCGGCGCGCGTCCTTCTCGGCCGAGCCCATCGCCGCAGCAAGCTCCTTCAGCCGCAGCGGACGACCGGGCGGCTCCCCCGGCTTCGTGTGCCAGCGGGTGCGGCCGGCGGTATCCGCCACCGCCGCGACGGTCGCCAGGGCGTACAGGAAGGCCTTCTGACGGCGCAGCTGCGGCGGCATCTTCGGCACCCAGTGCTGCGCCATGCGCAGGCGGAAGGTGTGCGGGACGCTGCCGCTGGCGGGACGGTCCGGCTCGGTGTCGTGCACGGCGCTTGCTCCAGGTCACGGGGTCGGGCAGAAACGGTGCGCCGTCAGGTGGACGGCGGGCCGTCCCCGCCGCCGGCGTCGGCGGCGGGGACGGTGTAGGTGGCGCCGCACGGGCCGGTGCGGATGCCGGGGAAGATGTGGCGGTGCACGGAGCCGCAGCCGCCCTCGCCGCCGCAGTGCACGGCGTACTCGGTGCGGCCCTGCGTACGGATCGGCTCGACCGTCGCGGCGGCCGGTCCGCCGTAGGCCGGCGGATCGTCGGGCAGTAACGCCAGCTGCCGAAGATCAGGCATCGGCGCCCCCGGTATGCGGTGGCTCCTGGCCGCCCGCCGTGCCGGCGGGCGGAAGCGTGAGCGCGATCGGCCGGGTGATCTCCTTCGGCGTCCAGGTGTGGATGTCGGGGCGGCGGATCAGTCCCGCAAGCTCCAGCTGCGTCAGCGACAGCCGGACCTGCCTGCCGGTCATCCGCAGGCGCTCGACGAGGTGAGCCACGCGCGTGGTGTCCGGCGGCAGGTAGCCGCCCGGTCCGGCCAGGTGGGCAAGTCCCCACCCGAGCATGCGGGCGCAGTGGTGCGGCAGGTCCGCGGCCAGCAGGGCCTGCTCCCACAGCTCGCGGTCGTAGACGCCGGCCGACGCGGCCGGGGCGGGGCTGCTTTCCGTCGCCGGGCACGGACCGACCGGCGTGGGGGTGCCGCAGCGGTTCAGCGCGATGCCACGCGGAGTGGGTACGGTCCTGGTGTTCATCAGATGGCCTCGCATATCTGTTCGGTATGGAGGCCGGGCCCCGGTAGCGGCCGGGGCCCGGCAAGAGTGAGGCGGGTCAGCCGCGGCGGCGCAGGCGGGGCGCCAGCTTGTGCAGCGCGAGGCCGGCGGCGATCAGCGTGGTGGTGGCGACCACCTCGGCGAGCGTGTTGAAGCCGGCTCCGGTCGCGGCCAGGGCGCCAGTCGTGGCCCCACCGCCGCCGATCGTTCCGTAAATCACGTGAACTGCCTTTCTGTGTAGGGGTGTTGTGGTGGTGTGCTGGGCCGTCAGGTGGCGGCCCAGCGCTCCTCACGCCGCAGCGCGAGGTCGTAGAGGGAGCGGAAGTAGACCGCGTGCTGGAACAGGTCGTAGGCGAGTTCGAGGACCAGGAGCGCGGCGAGGAGGCGGGCGCGCCAGCCCATGCGCCAGACGCTGACGACCTTCTCGACGACGAAGATCACGCCGATGCACGTCCAGAACGGCGAGAACGCGAGGCTGCGGAAGAGGATCAGCTGCCAGGCGGTGAGCCACAGGAACAGGGCGAAGGCGAGGGCGCCGGCGCCCATCATGATCTGCTGCCCGAAGTAGCGGGCCGTCACCTTCGTCAGGCCGTAGGAGCGGAGGTTCTCCAGGGCGCCGCGCTGCCAGCGGATGCGCTGGTTCCACAGCTTCCCCACGGTGGTCATGACCTCGGTCGTGACCGTGCAGGCGGCCGGCGACATCGTCTTGTAGCCGAGGGTCTTGACGGCCTTGGTGATCTCGTCGTCCTCGGTGAGGGAGTCGATCGTGTAGTACGAGCTGCCGCCCGGCAGCCGGCCGGCGACGCGGGCGGCCTTGACCTGCCGCAGCACCCGCACCCGGAACAGGGACGCGGTGCCGGTGAGCACGGTGGCGCGGCCGCCGCGCTTGCCGATCTCCCAGGCGTAGCGCTCGTACTCCATGCGCTGCAGCTGACCGAGCAGGCCCCCGCCGCCCTCGCCGTAGAAGACACCACCGACCGCACCCACTCGGCGGCGCATCGCCGCGGCGGCATGCTCGACGAAGTGCTCGACGAGGACCGTGTCCGCGTCCTGCACCAAGACCATGTCCTCGTCGCGCAGCGTCGGCAGGACCTGGTCCAGGGCGAGGTTCAACGCACCGGCCTTCTTGCCCTTCACGCCGGTCAGTTGCAGGACCCAGGCGCCGGCGTCCCGTGCCGCCTCGCGGGTCGCACCGTCATCGGTGCAGTTGTTCGCCACGGCGATGATCTCGTCGGGCACGCGGGTCTGAGCGAACAGGCCCTCGATCGCCGCGGCGATCCGGTCGGACTCGTTGCGGGCCGGTATCAGCGCGATGATGCGCGGCCCGGCGTCCGCAGGTGGGGCGACGACGCGTAGTTGCAGCGTCGCGGTCATCAGGTCAGTCACAGGTCGTGTCCTTCAAGGAATGGGGCGGGCGACTCGGGGCCGGGGCGTCCGGCCAGAGCCCAGGGGCTGTGCCGGTCGCACCGCCAGCCGCACGGGTACGGGCGGGCGTAGGTCAGGTCGTGCGGGGCCGTCGGGACGCCGCACGGACGGCGGCGTCGACGGCGGGGCGGGAGGGCCGCCCGCCCCGGACGGGGGGAACGCGGGGCGGACGGCCCGGTCATCACGCGTCCCCGGCAGGTGCCGGATGCGCGCCGGGGACGGGCGGTACGCGACGGCCCGGCAGGGACAGGGCGGCGACCGACAGGCGCGTCACGGCGAACGGACGCCCGGGCTGGACATCACCCGCGGCCAGGCCCTGCTTGTAGCCGGACGCGAGGACGCGGACGGCCGTCGCGACGAGCTCCTCGGGCGTGCAGCCGGTCTGCGCCAGGAGCGCCAGGTCCCGGCGCAGGCCCGGCCACTGGCTCAGATCCATCTCGAGCCGGCCTGCGCCAGTGCGGCGCGGCAGCTGCGCCACCGGCTCAGTGGGCGGCTCAGCGTCCGGCGCACTGTCCGTACCGCTGTCCGTCGCGGCAGCCTCACTGGCCTGCGGCGCAGCCTCGCTCTCCGGCTGCACGAGCGGCTCATCGCCCGGCTTGGTGTCCGGCTCGCTGTCCGGCGCATCCTGGGCGTCGAGCCGCTCGAAATCGCGGCGCACCGTGTCCTTGGAAACCTTGAGCCGCTTCGCGATGGCGCGCTGACTCAGCCCCTCGTCGCGCAGTTGGCGCACCAGCACGAGCCGGTCGGCGCGCGTCACAGCCCGGCCTCCCCGAGCTTCTGCGCCAGGGCGATAGCGGCCGGATGCGCCGGCTCGTCGTCCGGCGGCCCGCAGCGGCAGTCCTCCCAGCTCGCGCCCTGCCCCATCGCGCAGGCGCAGCCGATCGGGCCGAGCGGACCGTCGACGGTCTCGCCGTAGCAGAGGTCACACTCACCGGGCTTCCATTCGTCCGGGTCGCCCAGGCAGTCGCAGCCGCACGCGCAGCCCTGGCCGCACGAGCACTGGCACATGCCCTCGCCGCACGGCTCCTCGGTGTCGACGTACAGGACCTCGTCGCTCATCGCGCACCGCCGTTGTACACAACGCGGCCGTCTCGGACGATCGTCAGCCGGTGCGGGCCGGCCTCCATCCACATCTCAGCCAACGGGTTGAGGCGGTCCTCGCAGGCGAACACGCCCGCCGAGCCCTCGAACTTCTCGCCCTGGGGGTGGCTCTGGGCCAGCAGCCGGAGATTGAAGAAACCGTCGTGCTCGCCGCGCTCGACGAGGTACGTCTCGCCCATCGCCGCCTCGGAGCCGGCCGCCTCGTAATGCAGGTGGACGATGTCCCCGGGCCGGGCCGGGTGCCAGGGTGCGGACTCGAGGTCGGCGCTGGCCGACATCAGGACGTCGATCTCGCCGGCGAGGTCTCGGCGGCGCTTGGCGTCCTCGGCCTGGGCAACCGGGCTCTTCTCCGGTGTGGTGTCGGGGCGGCCGTACAGCCGCGTGTAGACGTGCACCGCCAGGTCGTGGACGTCGGCGGTCCACACGTTGCCGACGCCACCATCGTCCTCGACGGCGAACGAAGCGCGGCCCCAGATGCGGACGGCGCGGCGGTTGGTGCCGGGCCCGGTCTGCAGGGCCTCGGTGATCGTCTTCAGTCGCGAGTCGCGACGCATAAGCATGGTCCTTCGGTGTGAAGCCCGGGCGAAGCGGGACGGTTGTCAGGGCACGGCCCGCCCCGCCCGGGGGATCAGGTGGTGCGCTCGGCCTTGAGGCGGCGCTGTGTGGTGGCGACGGCGGCGACCGGCACCGTGACGTGGAACCCCGAGCGTGTGAGCTCGGCGGCCTGGCCGCGGGCGATGCGCCGGATCTCGTCCTGGCCCAGGCCCGGGAGCTCGTACGACAGGCGCGCGGCGAGGGCGGCGACGGCGGCCTCGGCGACGATGCCGGGACGCGTCATGAGGGCTCTCCTTCAACAGGCCGGCGGTGGCGGCCGGGGCCGGGCGGGACGTAGTCGACGCGCCCCCACGTCGGCTGCACGACCTCCCGCGTCGGAGGCAGCAGCGGAGGGCGGGCCTGCACCGGTTGCGGGACGGGAGGCAGCGCGCGGCGCTCGGCGCGTTCGTCGGTGACCCAGACGGCCACCCATGCCACGCCGAACGCGACGGCCATGACGATCAGCCACTCGATCCCGGTCACAGCAGGCCCTCCCGCAGGTCGAACTTGCCGAGGGCGATGTCGGTGTAGACGGCTTCAGACCAGCGGCGGTCCGGGTCCAGGTCCTCAGGTGGCGTCCAGGGCTCGCCGGTCAGCGGCTCCTCCGCCAGGTGCAGGGCGGCGTACGCGATCAGCCGCGGGTCGGCGAGCACATCGACGTTGAACAGCTGGCTGTTGTCCTCGATGTCGTGCGCGGCCCAGCCGCTCTTGTGAGACCAGCCGATCACCAGCCCGAGGCCGCGGACCTTGTCGTCCAGCAGCGGCGAGCCGACCAGCCATGTCGCCCTGATGTACAGCTCAGGCTTCGCGGCGACGCTGCGGCGGATACCTGCCTCGTAACAGGCGGGCGGCATCGCCACGGTCAGGAGCTCGGCGTGCACGGCGTCCGCGTAGTCCAGCTGCGGCACCATGAACAGGCGGCGGGTGGCATCGCCCACCGGCAGCTGGCTGCCGCCGAGGGTGCTCTTCCCGACCGTGGCGGCCGCCGTCGTCTCATCGATGGCGCTCACGACGCACCGCCGTCCGCGTCGCTGCTGGCGAGCTGGGCCGCGATCCACTTGGCGGCCGCGGTCACCGTCCGCAGCGTCGCGTCGTCACCGCTGTGCCGGGACCAGTCGATCCGGCCCCGCAGGTACTTGGAGTCGCGCGGGCCCACGGCCGCGGACCACGTGACGGCGCCGCGCTTGCCGCGGGTCTGCATGATGACGCCGACGGTGTTCTCCCGCGTGACGCGCTTGACGCCGAGCCGGGTGACGAGGAGGTCGTACGGTTCGTCGGTGCGCTGGCGGCCGAAGTCGAGGAACGGCTCGCCAGGCCACAGCAGCAGTCCGGCCAGCTTGCGCGGCGGAAGGCCGTAGCCGTACGTGGTGTTCGCCGTCATCCCCCGGCTCGTGTAGCCGTGCTCGCCGCGGATGACGACGGCGGCCTGGCACGAGGTGCACACGATCCGCACGGTGATCTGCGGGTAGCGGTCGCCGTGCTGGCACTCATCGTTGGCGCAGGCGTGCGCGTCGCCGCCGTCCCGGCCGCGGATCTCGTCCTCGTCGGTGCGGAAGTCCACCGACCATGTGGGGCGCTTGCAGCTCGCGAGGTGCTCCGGCTGCTCCCAGCCCAGGTAGGTGCTCTGAACGGTCGTCACCGAGCACCGCCGGCGGCGTAGAACAGCTCGGCCGGGGTGGCGCAGGCCGAGCACAGCTCGACCATGTCCCGGTTGGGGATCCAGTGGCAGCCGCCCTCGCAGGCCTGCGCCTCGGTGCAGCCGCACCGCAAGCACCGCGCGACGCCGTCGGCCTGGCCGTCGTTGGCGACGGCCTCCTCGTCGATCGTGTGGTCCGGCAGTTGCGGGCCCTGCTCGTCGGGGTCGACGGCCGCGGCCCGGTCCTCGGCGGCGAGTTCGTGGCCGGCGCGTGCGAGAGCGTCGAAGACGCACATGTCCGAGCAGTACCAGCGGGGCGCGTCGCCCAGGGCGGCGATCTGCAGGCGAGACCAGCCGAACATGGCCGGGTCGGAGGCGTCGTAGTCGTCGACGGTGCCGCAGCCCTCGGTCGCACAGGTCGCGTGGATGTCGCGGACCTGCGGGTCCAGGAGGGAAGCGAGGGCCGCCCGGTCGTCGCCCTCGACGATGAGCTCGGCGCGGCCGCCATATGCCGACTCGCACTCGACGACGAGCTGCTCGCGGTCACTGTGGATGTTGGGCACGGTCACGCCGCCCGTCCACTTCAGCACCATCGGGAAGCTGACCTCAGTCGGCGGCAGAGAGTCCGCGGCCGCGCCGACGATCGCGCCAACCGGCAAGTGATGCGTGACGGGACGGCCCTCACACAGCCGCAGCACGGCGTACAGGCGGTGCTTGAAGTCCGCCATCACCGCCAGCTGCCGACCGCGCTCCGCGATCTCCTCGCGGACTTCGGCCCTCGCCTGATCGTAGGCGGCATCCCAGATGTCCTGGGCGCGCTGCGGGTCGAAGATGATCCCGGCGTCCTGCTCGGCCTGCGCGATGTCGTCCGGGGTGCCGGCGCCGTGGGCCATGGCCGCGCTGATCACACCGGCGGTGACCTGTACCGGGGACATCGGCAACGGCGCGGTGTGCAGCGGGGCCACCACCGGCGCCTCCTCGGACGGTGTCTCCGGAGATCCGGCGGGAGCCGGGACAGCGATGCCGAACGTGGCGAACGCGGCGGACGAGTACGCGTCGCGCATGTCGCCCATCAGCGATCGCCCGGTGGACGGCGCTTCCGGGGGCAGAGCCCCGGGCGGGTTCTGGGATGATGCGGTCAAGGTGATCCACTCCTAAGGCTTGGAGGGGGTGGTGATCCTGAGGGGTCGTGCTCCGGGGACCAGCCGGGCGCGGCCCCGTTCTCGTTGGGTCAGGCGGCCGCCGGCTGCACCGGGCGCGGTGTAGGCAGGACCGGGGCTGTGAGGGCCTGGCGGAGGCCGGGCATCAGGGAGCGCAGCCGGTCGATGTCCTCCGGCGGCAGCAGCGGAGCGGCATCGACGAGCCGACGAATCGACTCCCGCCGTTCCTCCCGCGTCACGCTGCGCTCCCCGAGGCCCGAGCGTCCGGTTCCCGTGGTTCGAGCAGCTCGTCGCTGTCCACTCCCAGGGCCTCGCAGATCTTGCGGTAGACGATTCCTCCGGGCTGGCGGGTGCCGCGCTCGTAGGCGCAGACCACCGACTCGGAGACACCGGCGACCGATGCGACTTCGCGGGCGCTGAGCCCGAGGAGTTCGCGTCGACGGCGGGCCTGAAGGCCCTTGAAGCGGTATGTCTTCACGAGACCCGACCATAGTTCAGGGTAGTTCAGGGTTGCAAGTCTATGAAAGGGAAATAGTCCTACGTAGTTCAGGGCAGCACTCAGCGTGCGCTTCTGATCAGGTAAGACGAGTTGCCATCAGATGCGGGCTGAACAAACCTGAACTAGGCTGGAGTCATGACGAACGAGCCCCCGGAACTTGACCTCTGGGAGATCACGGACTCCCGGCGGATCGTGCTGGGCAAGCGGTGGAAAGACGTGCTGGCCGAGACCGGCCTGAGTCACGAGACACTGAACCGCTGGCGCAAGGGGTACAAGGTCGACACCCTGACCGACCGGGCCTTCGAGAGGGCGCTGCGCTGGGAGCAGGGGGCTCGCGACGCAGCCAAAGCCGGGCGGCAGCCGACCGAGCTCGACGAGGCGGAGGTCGGCGCCGACCGCGGCGCCGCCCTGAAGGCGAGTGAGGCGGCCGCTGCGAGCACGCTGCCGTCACGGGATGTGGAGCTACTGGCGGACCTGGCCGCGGCGACCGCGAACCGGCTGGGCCTGACGGCGGCTCAGGCCGAGGAGGCGTTCCGAAGGGCGCTCGGGGATATCGAGGCGAAGCGAGCGGCCCAGGAGCGGGGCCAGGAGCCACCGGACGTGCCGCGTCGCGTCGGCTAGTAACGCTTCTGTCACGATCGTTGCATTTATGCACACGTGTGACGCGCGTTGAACGGAAAGTAGTCACCTCCCCCCACGCATGCCCTTTACACGTATACGGGGAGGTGTCGAGCGTGATCAACCTGGGCCAGGTTGTGGCAGCCCTGGCGGCCGGAGCGCTCCTGACCCTCGCGCTCATGCTGGTCCTCGACCGGCATTACGAGCAGCGCGGGACCGGGCAGACCAGCGGGCTGCAGGAGGCCGAGCGCGATGACGAAGAGTGGCTGATCGAAGCGACGCGGCAGATCACTGTCGAACGCTTCGAAGCACTCCAGCGTGACGACGACGGTCTGCCCGTCGCGGCATCTGAGGACGCGGCCGGGGAACTCCCGTACGGCGCCGTGGTGACCCGGTCCAAGGGCCACCTGCGTCTGATCGGCCCTGCCGTCGCGGCGATCGTCACCGCCGGCACCGCGGCGCGTGATGCCGTACGCCATCACCGCGTGCTGACCACCGCGGCGGTGGGCACGGTCGCCACAGCGGCAGTGGTCACCACGCTCACCCTCACACCGTGGGCGCCGGACAACGATGCCAGCCCGGACCCGTCCACCGCCGCGCCCTCGGCCACCGGCCACCCGTCACCCGTCCCGACCGGCAGCGGCGCCCCGTCATCGACGCCTCCGCACGCATCCGCCAGCCCGTCGTCCAGCACGCCCGGCAGCACGGCAGGGATGGCCCCCGTGTCCGGCGGGACACCCAGCGTCCCGGTCACCACCGGCGAGTTACCGACCGCCTTATCACCGCCCGCCGCGCCTCCCGCCGGCGGGCCCACGCCCACGGCCCCCGGCGGCAGGCCGCCCACCGGGGGCGGCACCACTCCCGCCCCGCCGCCCAGCAGCCCACCGCCGCGGAGCTCGCCGCCGGCGACCTCGCCGGGACGAGCATGCCTCGACGTCGGCCTGCCGCCGCTAGTGCGCATCGGCGTCTGCCTGCTGCCCCGAGCCTGA